TATTTGACATAGAGACAGACGATCTTAAAGCTACAAAGATACATTGTATTGTAGCACAAGACGTTGACTCAGGGGAGACTTACAAGTTTCCTCCTGATAAGTTACAAGAAGGTTATAACTTCTTAGAGAAAGCAGACAAGCTAATTGGTCACAACATTATAGGTTTTGATATACCTATGGTTGAGAAGTTTGGTGGAGTTAAGCTTTCTCATAAGCCGGTTGTAGATACTCTTGTTATGTCAAGACTATTCAATCCTGTCCGAGAAGGTGGACACAGTTTAGAGAAGTGGGGTTTTCGTTTAGGCTTTAAGAAGATAGAGTTTGAAGATTATATAAACTATTCTAAAGATATGTTAGACTATTGTGTAAGGGATGTACATCTTAACACAGTACTATTCAAACATTTAAGTAAAGAAGGATCAGGTTTTAATAAAGATTGTGTTGAACTTGAGCAAACTGTTGCAGATATAATTAAAAAACAAGAGAACACAGGATTTCAATTTGATTTACAGAAAGCTGAATTACTTTTAGCTGATCTTCGAGAAAAGATGCAACAAGCAGAGGATGAAGTTCATAAAGAATTTAAACCTAAGTTAGTTGACATCAGACAAGTAACTCCTAAACTTAAGAAGGATGGAACACTATCTAAGTCAGGACTAACTCCGGAAGAGTATGAAGAAAGATTACCTACGAATAACATTAAACCTTTTATGCGTAGGAAACTTCAAGACTTTAATCTTGGTTCACGTAAACAAGTTGGTGAGTACTTGATAGAGTTTGGTTGGAAGCCTAAGAAGTTTACACCTACTGGTCAACCGATTGTAGATGAAACAACACTAGGTAAGATAGAGAAGATACCACAAGCAAAACTAATTGCTGATTACTTTCTCTATCAGAAGCGTATTGCTCAAGTTGATTCTTGGATTAAAGCAATGGATGATGATGGGAGAGTACATGGATTTGTAATTCCCAATGGAACTATTACAGGTAGGATGTCTCATAGAAGTCCTAACATGGCTCAAGTTCCTAACATACACAGTCCTTATGGTGTAGAATGTAGATCATGTTGGACAGTTAAGGACGGATATAAATTAGTAGGTATAGATGCAAGTGGACTTGAACTTAGAATGCTTGCACACTATATGCAGAACGAGGAATATATAAATGAAATCATTAACGGAGACATACACACCGCTAATCAAAAAGCTGCAGGACTTGAATCAAGAGATCAGGCGAAAACATTCATCTATGCACTTATATACGGAGCAGGAGATGCAAAACTTGGGAGTGTGGTTGGAGGAAACAGAGAATCTGGTAAAAGACTTAGAGAACAATTCCTTAATAATAATCCATCATTTAAAACTCTTAGAGATAAAGTACAAAGAGCATCAGGCAAGCATTGGTTGAAGGGAATAGACGGACGTAAGCTTTTAATTCGTACACAGCATGCGGCTCTCAACACCTTATTACAAGGTGGTGGTGCTATTGTTATGAAAAAAGGTTTAGCTATGCTTGACTCTCTAATTAATCTAAATACATTAGATGCTCATTTTGTAGCTAACATACATGACGAATGGCAGATGGAAGTACGTGAAGACATTGCAGATCATGTTGGTCAATTAGCAGTTGACTGTATTATTAGAGCCGGAGAGTATTATAACCTTCGTTGTCCTATGGATGGCGAATACAAAGTAGGAGATAACTGGAGTGAAACACATTAAAGCATGTAACAAATGTAAAGTTGAAAAACCTTATACTATAGAATACTTTCCGACCAGAGGGAAAGGTACTTTAAGAGGAGAATGTCGTGACTGTTATAATCAATGGCGAAGAGACAGTCCTAAGTATGCAAAGACATCTATCATAAGTGAATGTAGACGTAGAGCTGCCGAAAAAAATAGAGAGTTTTCTTTGGATAAAGATGAATTAGAATTTCCTAAAGTCTGTCCTGTATTAAACATAGAATTAAAACATGGAAGGGATGAGTGGCACAATTCCCCTAACATAGATCGAATTGATAACACAAAAGGATATACAATGGACAATGTTATTGTGGTTTCAGCTTTAGCCAATACAATTAAAACGTCTGCTAACCCTAATCAAATTATAAAAGTTGGTGAGTTTTATAAAAAACTTTATGAAGAAAGAGGTATTAATAATGGCTAATAAAAATTTTAAAGATAGTAGTAGAAAAGGAGACTTAGCTGAGTACTATGCAGTAACTTGGCTATGGGATAATGGTTATGAAGTATTTAAGAACACAGGCTGTACAGGTCTTGTAGATATGATTGCAATGAAAGAAGGTATGACAACTTTTATAGATGTAAAGACTATGACTAAAGATAAGAGTACAAACTATCGTGGTAAACTAGGTAGAACAGATGAACAAAAAAAATTAAATGTACAATTTTTATTATTTCATCCTGAAACTAGAAACTTAAGATGGTCTAAACATAAAACATGAAAAAACTTAACACCTTAGTAGAAGACATCTACTCTAAACTCTCTGTACTTGGCGAGGGTAAATCTCTTGACTTGTCTGATGAAGTTATAGATAAGTTTGGTGAAGATATGAAAGATGTTCTTCGTCATTGGTCTACACCTACTGAACGATCAACTGGTACGTTACGTATGTCTAACATAGGTAAACCCAATCGGCAGCTATGGTATGATATGAAATACCCTGACGAAAGCAACTCAATAGCACCTTCTACATTTATAAAGTTTCTTTATGGACATATGCTAGAAGAAGTTGTTCTTCTTCTTGTAAGACTTGCCGGACATGAGGTTACAGATGAACAGAAGAACGTCAAGGTTAAAGGTGTTGAAGGTCACATGGACTGTGTAATTGATGGTCAAGTAGTAGACGTTAAGACTGCATCAGGTTTCGCCTTTAAAAAGTTTAAAGATGGAACACTAGCAGACGATGATACCTTTGGATATCTTTCACAACTCGCAGGATATGAAGCAGGACATGGTACTTCTGATGGTGGTTTCTTAGCGATGAATAAAGAAAGTGGAGAACTTGCACTTTATATACCGGAAGAACTTGACAAACCCAACATAGAGAGTAAAATAAGTACAGTCAAGAAGTCTTTAAAGAAGTCAGCACCGCCTGAAATCTGTTACACTCCTATCCCTGATGGCAAGTCAGGCAATATGAAACTCGCTAGAGGATGTTTTTTTTGTAGGCATAAAGTTGAGTGTCATAAAGATTCTAATAATGGAAAAGGTCTTAGAGTATTCAAATATTCTAATGGTCTTTCGTATCTAACAGACGTGGTTAAAGAACCTAAAGTACAGGAAATAACAAATGAATTCAAAGCAAGAAAAGAAAATAAGAAAGCAAGCAAAACACTTAATGGTTAGTTGGTTACAAAGTATTGTACCTGATGAAGAAAAAGATAAAGTTACGATAGATAACTTAGAAGAATATATTCCTAATCAAACACACATCTATGCTAACAGAAGTCTACACATTTCTGCGTACACTTTACGTTGGTTTGTAAAAGGAATTAAAAGACTTATAAAACAAGGACGAAAAGATTATACAACAATTACAGTACAGGAGTTAGAACGTGGATGATGTTTTTATATCTTGGGATTTAGATAAAATTGAATTATCAGAATTGATTGTAATTGTAGGTAGTTATTTATTTTCAGGTCATAAAATAGACACAGTTGAAACTGATGTAATAGAAAAGCTATCTCAATTAATTTCAAAAGAATGCGAAAATAGATTGACAGAAGTTCCTAAACATGAGATAATACATTAATGAAGAAAGGATTTCGTAAGCCTCGTAAGGTTAGACCAATAGAAAAAAATCTACCTAAAGGATATGATTCTAATTGGGAATATGAATTACATCAAGAACTATTAACCCAATGGTCACATCATGCAGACAAAGTTCCTTACACAGTAGAGCATACATATGAACCGGACTTCACAAGAACTTTTAATAACATCGAATATTTGTTAGAAGCTAAAGGTAGATTCTGGGATTACTCAGAGTACAGTAAATATATATGGATAAGGAAAGGTCTAAAAGAAAATCAAGAATTAATATTTCTTTTTGCTCAACCCTCTGCACCTATGCCACAAGCTAAAAAAAGAAAAGATGGTACTAAAAGAAGTCATGCTGAGTGGGCAACCGCTAATGACTTCCAATGGTATACTGAATATACATTACCTAAAGAATGGAAAAACTAAATATGGAATATAAATTTAACGAAAAAAATACAATAGAACAAATAAAAAGATATGTAGATAGTACATATGAAAGACATTATGGCTATGGAAAGTATCAAGCAACGGATATGATAATAGATGCCGGATATGGAGAAGGTTTTTGCATAGGAAACATAATGAAATATGCAATGAGGTATGGTAAAAAACCTGACCCTATAACAGGAAAATATAAAAATCAAGGTGATCTATTAAAGATTATACATTATGCTATCATAGCAATCCACCTGTGGGAGCAAGAACAAAGGCATGATAATGATTGAAGATAAAATAGGCAAGAAGCCTTACTTAGGAATAGTTATAGACTATGATAAAGAAAAGAAACTAGACAAGTTTAGTTTAGATACATTAAAGGATAGATATTTTTGGGAGGAAGAAACATATGCACAAGAAGCATTCGCAAGAGCATCCGTCTTTGGTGCAACGTATAAAGGAGAAACTGATTTCGATCTTGCACAGAGACTTTATGAGTACAGTTCCGATCTATGGTTTATGTTTAGTACCCCTATACTTTCTAACGGGGGAACGACTCGTGGCTTACCTATTAGCTGCTTTCTCAACTATGTACCTGACAGTCGCAGGGGTTTATCTGATCACTATGATGAAAACATTTGGCTCGCAAGTTCAGGTGGAGGCATCGGTGGATATTGGGGAGATGTTAGAAGCAATGGCATTGGTACTTCTAACCATAGTCGTTCTACTGGTTCAATCCCATTCATGCATGTCGTAGATTCGCAGATGCTCGCCTTTAATCAAGGTGTAACTAGACGTGGTTCTTATGCTGCTTACATGGATATATCACATCCGGAAGTAGAAGAGTTTATTAACATGCGTAAAGAATCCGGTGGCGATATAAATAGGAAGTGTTTAAATATACATAATGCTATAAATATTACCAATGAGTTTTTAGATGCAGTTAAAGCAGATGAAGACTGGAGATTAATTGATCCTAAGAGTGGTGAGGCAGTTAAGATTATAAGTGCTAGAGACTTATGGTGGCAGATGTTAAATGCTAGAGCAGAGACAGGTGAGCCTTATATGATTAACATCGACACCTGTAATGAACACTTACCAAAACAACAGAAAGACTTAGGACTAAGAGTAAATCAAAGTAACTTATGTTCTGAAATTGTATTAGCTACAAATGAGGAGAGGACTGCGGTATGCTGTTTATCTTCTGTAAATCTAGAACACTTTGACAAGTGGAAGAAAGATGAACAATTTATAGATGATCTAATTACAATGCTTGATAATGTATTAGAACATTTTATTGAAGCTATTGTAGACACGAGTAAGCTCGGTGGATATAGTGCAAATTTTGAGAGGTTTAAAAAATATGTTAGAAAAGAAAAAGAAGGATTACTTAAAGCTGCTTATTCAGCGTATAGGGAAAGGTCGGTGGGTCTTGGAGCGATGGGCTTTCATGCTTTACTCCAAAGCAAAAGTTTACCTTTCAATGGTTTACGATCTACTAGTATCAATAATGTCGCATTCTCCCATATCAAAGAACGATCTATGGAAGCAACTAAAAAACTTGCCAATGAACGTGGGGAAGCTCCTGATATACATGGTAGCAGTAAGCGTAACGCTCATTTGTTGGCTATTGCTCCTAATGCCAGTAGTAGTATTATATGTGGTGGCACTTCCCCTAGTATTGAACCATATCGTGCTAACATATATACGCACAAAACTTTATCCGGTTCTTACCAAGTTCGGAATAAATACTTGGAAAGACTTTTAAAGAAGAAAGGATTAAGTTTAGAAACCAGAGAACAGATATGGAAAGACATGACTGCTGCGAATGGATCAGCACAAAGTATAGATGTTCTTACTGAAGAAGAGAAAGAAGTATTTAAAACAGCTACAGAAATAGATCAACTCTATTTAGTTGAACATGCACATATGAGACAAGAGTATGTATGTCAAAGTCAAAGTGTTAATTTATTTTTTACTATGCCTAAAGCTACTGAGCCTCAATCTGTACATGACGAGTACTTACAGTATGTCAATGATGTACATTGGTATGCGATGAATAAATTAAAGTCATTATATTATTTTAGATCGGATGCTGCTCGTAATGCTGAGAACGTGAATGTGAAAGTACAAAGAGTTAAGCTTGAAGATATAGAATGTTTAAGTTGTGAAGGATAATAATATGGAAGATAAATTTGATAACATGTATGAAGGAAGATTTGATGCACTTCAAAAGAAGTATGAAGCTGAGATAGCTATAGCAAAGTCAGAGTTAGATACATATTTTTCATTAGGTATGGGAGTTGCAGAACATCCCCACATAATAGAATCTATGGATTTACTATTAGAAAAAATGGCTAACGCTCAAGAAAAACTAGAACTTTTACTAAAGGAATTTTAATATGACAGATGAAAAGTTTAGTCAATTTTGTAGGAGGATGTGGCTAGATCATTGTGATGAAAATAAAACCCCATATTCTGTAACCTACACAGAAGAAGAATATAAAAGAAAATTTAACAAATGGTTACTAGCTCAATATGCTAGTCATAAAAACGGAGAATAAATAAATGAGCTTACTAAGCAATAGAGAATATTACAAACCCTTTGATCATCCTTGGATGTTTGAAAAATATGTGGAGCAGAATCAAATGCATTGGTTGCCTGAGTCTGTACCTCTTCATACAGATGTCAAGGACTGGCAAGAACTAACCAATGAAGAAAAGAATTTACTAACACAAATATTTAGATTGTTTACTCAATCAGATGTGGATGTTGGTTCAGGTTATATAGATAAGTACATGCGTATCTTTAGAAAGCCGGAAGCAAGAATGATGATGTGTTCTTTTGCAAACATGGAATCAATACATCAACATGCCTACAGCTTACTACTTGACACAGTAGGTATGCCTGAAATAGAATATAAAGCTTTCTCTGAGTATGAAGAGATGGCAAATAAACATGACTACATAAAAGACTTTAAGCCTACTAGACGAAACAAACGAGCTATCGCAAGAACGCTTGCAGTTTATTCTGGATTCACAGAAGGCTTACAACTCTTTAGTAGTTTTGCAATCTTGTTAAACTTTCCTAGATTTGGAAAGATGAAAGGAATGGGGCAGATAGTTACATACTCTATACGTGATGAATCATTACACGTTGAGGCTATGACTAAACTGTTTCGTGAGTTTATACAAGAGAACCTAGACATATGGACAGACGAGTTCAAGAAAGAACTCTATCAAATATGCAGAGAGATGGTTGAGTTAGAAGATAAGTTTCTAGACTTAGTGTTTGAAATGGGAGATATGAAAGGACTTACAAAGAAAGATATGTATGCTTACAACAGATACATTGCAGATAGAAGACTATTACAACTTGGATTAAAAACTAACTTTGACCAGAGAGAGAATCCCTTACCTTGGCTAGATGAAGTACTTGGTGTTGAACATCAGAACTTCTTTGAAGGCAGAGCAACAGCTTACATGAAGGCAGGACTAAGGGGTAAGCAAGACAAAGTAACATTTACGGAGATATAAAATGAAAGCAACGGAAGCTAACTTGTTATCCTTCCACATTCTCTTTGATACTAAAGGAAGATTAGTTACAGAAACTAGCGGTCTTCCTATAGAAGAAGCTAATAAAGTATTTAAAGGAACAGACTTAAAAATAATTGAAACAGTTATCCGAGAAGCAAGAAGAAAGATTCTAAATATTCATAATGAATTAGAGTCAGAACTTGATGCTCTTAATGCTAAAATTAATTAGCTAACGGATTCTGGTTCTCATACTTAAGAGTATCTACATCATTTTGCAGGTACTCTATTTCCGCTTGCAATCCTGCTACAACTTTACTAGTTTCATTAGATTTTTCAGCAATGACTTTTAGTGAAGGACTTATACCTTCATCAATACTTTTATTAATATATTCAACAGAAGTTTCTATTGCTACAAATCTTTCTTCAATAATTTGTTGTGCATCTTCAGTATCTTCTACACCACCTATCTTATCCTCAAGGTTTTCTAACCTATTCACATAAGTAGCACCAGTGTATCCAAACCCTGCGAGGGTTGCTACAATACTAACCAATGCTATAAGTTGTGTAGTTTTATTTTCAAACCATTCCATATCTTTCTCCGTTATAAGTTAGGTTGCATGTTTATCATGTCACCTAATGTTTCAAGACTAGCACCGGCTAATCCATAAAAAGCTTGTGTGTTATCATCTAATATAGCACCTGCATAGATTGCTCTAGGCTCGTACCATGTATCTTGTTGTGGAAGTTGAGCATCTCTATAAGCATCAAAGCCTTGAACATATCCTAAATAAGCTACAAGAGTTGTGCTATCACCATACTCTCCAGTTTCTTCTTGTTCTTGTTGTGCTTCTTCTTGTTGTTCTTTAATGTTGTTTGCTATAATTTGATCAGCTACTTGGTCAGCTTCAGAGGCTGTCATAACTCCGGAAACTGCTGTGTCAATCTCACCCTGCATGTCTTGAACCTGTACATCTGCCATCATAACTTGTGGAGACTCGTCTAGTGAGGGCATAGGTGTAATACTAAATGATGTTGCTCCCACCCCATCACTATTACTCATTGACAAGACTTGATTAGTCTGTACGTTAGCAGAGGCTATTTGGTCCGATACACTAGGAGAATTTGATGTACTTACACCACCTCCAGAAGTACCGCTAGAAGCTCCATACGTGCCCGTAGAAGAACTTAAGCTATTTGAACTAGCACTTGTGTAGCTAGAAGAACTTACACTATTAGAAGCGGTTCTTATTGTTCCGGCTACAACATCTAAAGCAGAGATTCTAACAGAACTTCTACGTTCATCGTCAGGTTTACTTTCGTCTTCTTCTGCAAATAATTCTTCTATGACTTCGCTTTCTTCGTGTACTTCCTCTTCACGGGTTTCTTCTTCGGCAAGAAGTTCTTCACGACTTTCTGTAATCTCGAAGACTTCATCATCTTCTTGAATTTCGTCCATCGTTTCTTCAAACCACTCTTCCAACTCTTCCAAAGTTTCAAAGCTTTCCCTTTCCATTTCTTCATGTATAATTTCATTTTCTATTTCCTCTCTTATTATTAATTCATTTACAAATAGTAATTCATCTACAGGAAACAAGTCGTATGTTACAACTTCATGATGTTCCTGTTCCATATCCCACACATCCATTAGAGGTTCTATGTCTACGTAGTCTTCGTGACGAGTAGTATCCCACTCAATTATTCCATCTTCGTTAAATTGTAGTTCGTCACCTAACCATTCATCTACTTGTTCTTGTCCAAATTCTTCTACATCTATAGCATACCACTCTTCGTCTGTCATTTCCATTCCTAAGTAGGGGTCTTCTTCATAACCCCCTCCGTCATGATGGTGTTCTTCTTCATATCCATAGTCTACATTACTATCATCAAAAAAAGCTACAGAAGATT